CCACGCGGTCAGCTGTGTCGCGTTCTTCAACCAGCCGCTCGCGTAGCGCCGGACCCGGGTCGCGGTCTCGGTATCGACCGAAGGAACCTGCAGCCACGAAGGAAGATCGACGAGGTCGAACAGGTCCGCCACGGCTGCCGCCTACTTCGACGGCTCGGTCTTGGCTGACTTGGCCGCCTTAGCGTCCGCTGCGGCCGCGTCCTGCTGTGCCTGCAGCCGTTCGGCGAGCGGCAGCGACGTCACCGGACGCTCCGTCACCGGGACATTCGGCGGCTCGCCCGGCTTCGGCGTACCGGACGGGCCGGCGTACTTGGCCGCGTCGGAACCCACAACCGCCACCAACTTCGAATCGAGGTGGTGACGAAGCGACGCGTCCTCGATGTCCTCGCGCTTGACGACGCCGCCCTCGAGGAACCCGCGCAGTTGCCAGTTACCCAGCTGATCCTTGACCCTGAGCGTGACGTAGGGCGCGACGACGACGAACGACTCCCCACCCATGTCCTTCTCGATCTGCTTCTGCCGGGCATCCTCGGCGCTCTTGGCTTCCGCCGCCTCGCGCTCGACCTGCTCGGCTGTGGTCTCTGCCATCTCATCCCTCACAGAGTTGTGCCGGTGATGCGGACCGCGGCAGCAGGTTCCTGCACCACGGGGACTGTCTTGCGCCGACCCTGCAGGTCCCACGCGTCCTTCTCGTCCACGCGGATGCTCTTCACCTGCACGGCCAGGTCGCCCACCGAGTAGCCCGGCGCGCCGTCAACCTCGTCGGCCATGCCGCCGAGCGCCTTGGAGTCGAGCACCCACGCCTGCCCGGTCGGGATGGTTGGTGACGTGACGATCGCCAAGCCAATGAGCCGGGAGATCTCGCCGGTGTAGACCGGGTTATCGGTCGTCTCCCGCCGCAGCGCGTTGGTGATGGTCGGGTCGGACATGATGTAGGCCGCTGCCACGTCGTTCACGGCGATCGTGTCCGGCTTATAGCCCAGGTTCAGGGCCTGGATCTGCGCCACCGTGCGGAAGATGTCGCGCATGATCACCGTGGAAGTGGTCCACGCGGTACCGACCGCGAACGTGTTCGTCACCGCCGACGCGATCGCCGACATGGTGATCGAGTCGACCTGCGAGATGACCGAGTTGACGACCTTGCGCATCTGACGGTCCACGGCCGCCTGGCCGTAGACGTTACGGGCGATCTCCTCATCGGTGATGCCGGTCTTCTGACCCCACTTGCTGATCGTGGCGAGACCAGCAGTGCCGGTAGGCATGTTGGCGTACGGGTACTCCGACCCGGGCGCTACCGCTTCAACGGCGCGGTCGGACACGAACGGTTCGGTCATCTCGTACAGCACCGCACCGCCGGAGGACCGGAAGCGCTGCGTCAGGAGTTGGTCCGAAACGAACCGGAGGTCGGTGTAGTCGCGCAGACGGCGAGCGATCGCCGTCGGCGAGTTGAGGAATCGGGAAATGGCCAGCGAATCACCCGTGAGGACGGGTGCCGCAGCCGGGTAGGTACCGGGCATGGACTATCTCCTCTCGGGTATCAGCCGCGGCCGATGAAGCGGACTTTGTTGGGGTTGGTGGCCGTGGTCAGCGCGTGACCGATCAGCGAGCCCGCCGCAGCGCCGGTGGCGATGGCGACCGTGGCGACCGTGCCGGACGCGGCAGTCGCGATGCCGTCGAGCACCGTCACCGTGCCGGTCGCGACGATCTCGTGGATCACGTTGTTCAGCGGCCAGATGTTGACCCTCGCGCCGGATGCGGCATCGTGCGCGGCGACCCCGACGGCAACGAGCGAACCCGCGCCGGAAGCGGCCACCGTGGACGCACCGGACGCGACGAGCACCTGGCCACCGGTCACGGCGCCCGAAGTAGTCATCGTGAACGGCAGAACACCTGCGGCGTAGACGGGTGAGTAGTCAGCCATGGGTCAGCCCGCCTTACGGTTGGTGCGCCAAAGGGCCGCATACTCGTCGATCTCGTCGCCCGACGTCTCGTCCGCGTAGCCCGACGCCATCACCGCGAGCGCGGAGTTGGGCGTCAGCGTGTCGATGAGGGCGCGGGTGCCGTCGGGGTCGACGTCCCACAGGTTCGCGAACTGCTTCTTCTGCGCCGGGGTGAACTTGCCGGCACTCACCGCGCTGGCGAGGACCTCGTCACGCTGGTTGCGCTTCGTCTCCGCGACGAAGTCGGTCAGCGTCTTGATGGTGTCCTGGTTCGCATCCCAGACGGAATCCGACACGACGCGCATGCCGGCCTTGGCCGCTGCGGCCATGATCGCCGTAGGCGTCACGAGCGCGGACGCGGCGACCGGGGTCGCCTCAGGCGCGGTGGACGGCTCGGGGGCCGGCTGGAAACCGGCGGTCGCGAGAGCTCCCATCACGTCGTCATCGGAGAACTCGTCTTCGTCGAGACCGAGTGCCTCTCGGAACTTTGCCGGATCCATAGATATCCCGGCCTCCTTCTTTCTCTTGTTTGTTGCGACCGCCTTGGTTGGGGCGGGGTCTGTGGGCGCGCTGGCGCTAATGAGTTCGGCTCCGGATGTGGCCGCAGCGGCGGCAATGGCCTCGCGGATGTCGGCGAGGGACCGCAGCGTCGGCATGGCCGGCGGCGTCGACCCGAGCAGCGCCAGGCGGGTCAGGGCGAGGGAGTAGGTGCGGCCGTTCCAGTCGAGGTTCGCGAAGCCCTCGACCGATCGATTGGGCCAGCGGCGCGGGGCGGCGGCAGCAAGCCACTCCTCCATGTCGACGAGATCGCCGAGCAGGACGGGGCCCTTCGCGTCGTGCGCGAGGCGGACGTTCGCCACCCAGCCGAATGCTGGGTCGCCGTCGAAGCGGGGATCGGTGTGGCCAAAGCCGATCGGGATGCGGCCCTGGCCGGAGGCGGCGAAGAAGTCCGCAGCGTCGCGCAGGTTCTGCTCGCTGAAGTCCCGCTTCCCTGACGCAAGATGCCAGGATCCAGGCCGGGCAAGTTCGACGCCGAGCATCTGGGCATACGTCATCGGCCCACAGCTCCTCTCGGAACGTGGGCTGACGCCCGGGTTAGATCAGCACGCCTTCTTCGGCATGGACTTCTTGGTGGTCTTCTTGACCGGCGCCGTGACCTTCTTCACCGGCGGCGGCGTGTACTTCTTGGCCATCGCTGCCTCCTCGGTCGTCGTACTGGGCCAGGACGGCGCGGGCTACAGCGCGCATCTCCGGAAGCCGGAGCAGTGCTGGCAGGACGTCGGCACCGTTGCCGTGGTTGCCCCAGCGAAGGTCTAGATTCTCCGGACGGTTGTCAGCGCGGTCACCGTTGATGTGATGCACGGTGAAGTCACGTGTGATGCGAATGCCGTACTTCTCTTCAGCCACAACAATGTGTTGGAACACCCAGCCGTACCTATCGCCGCGATGGTGGCCGCTGGTCTTCATCACCTTGTAGCCGGCCTTGTCTAGGTAGGTGTAGCCCTCGGGGCGGTGGTTTCCCTGGCCCTGCATCTTGGGTGTGTCCAGTGGGAGTCCGCGACGTTCGCGAACCCGTCGCCTGGCTCGCGCGTTACCGTCGACCGACTTGCAGATCTTGCACCAGGACTGGTAATGCGTGGATCCCTTGTGGCGCGGCGAGAATTCCGCCATCGGCTTGGTGACGAGACACTTGGTGCAGTACTTATTTCTGGGCCTGTCTTGCAATAGATCGACGAGGGCAGGCTGACGCCACGTATCGTTTCCCATGTCCGGCTCCTAGAGGTCGGGCCACGCCCCGGGACGGATGCAACCGTCGCCGGGGTCCTTACTTTGCTAGCCGCGTCCGATGCGATGTCCACGCGGCGGCTTGCCGTTCATGACCCTGTTCCTGTCGTCGCCGGCATAGAAGCCATAGCGCTCGAAAAACCACCGGCTCGCGAAGGTCTTTGCCTTCAACGGCCCGACGTGTCGGGTCAGGTGCGCCACGAGTTCGGTCCACGTCCGCCAGAGGGCGGCACCTTTTCCCTCGACCCAGTAGTGGTGAAGCTCGTCGTGCCCCGGCGTTACGTCATGCCCGGCGGCAGCCTCGACCTCAGCCGACGCCGCCACCTTGGTAGCGCCCTTGTCCACACACGGCGACAAGACATGCGCGTCATGC